CATCCGGCAAAGACAAAATCTTTGGGGTAACGACCTGCCAAGTCATCACACATATCTTCTACGGGGTGCTGCGGCGAAAGTTCAATCATTATGCCAATAACAAAAGGCTCTTTCCGCCACCGCTCGAAGTTGGCATGATGGTAGGCACTATTTATCTCCGTTCTCATCAGGCGCTCCGAATTTTTCCGTGCCGAACGGTAGTGTCCCATTCCGACTTTCTCCAGTGGTGCCTCTATGAAACGTACCCTACCCTGCTCGTCAATAACTCGCCTGCGCCATTGAACAATATCTTTCTTATTTCCGTGTGCGTCAACGACTGTGCGGTGATAACGACGATACATCATATCGGGGTGGTTGAGATACTGGCGAACCTGACGGGCAAGTTCAATGGCAGACGTTCCTGCTTTCAAGCCGTCGCTGATAACGTTAGATATGGCAACTTCAAACTCCGCCTTGGCTTGTGAGGCATAGTTCCATACCAACTGGGACAGGTTTAACCCTTCGGTTGTTCTCAGTCGAGAGCGAATAAACGTCTCTGCTGCGGTATTTCTCGCCGTCCTTAGTGCTTCATCGGAAAGAATGGAAAAACCCGTTAAAACGGAGTTATCATGCGTATATGCCAAAGCAACGCCGTCAGTAATCCCTGCCTTATACGCAAGCATCTCGTTTTGGATGTAATCGGAGAATATTCTATTGTACTCTTCGCGGATTTCGGGAAAGTCGTCGAAATGATACAAAGGAGATACGGAAAGCATATCTTTCACGGCGACGTGAGTCTTTACGGCAAGATGCGACAACCTGCCGATAAAGTCATCGTACAACTTCTCTATCCGTGTGCCGTATGCACCAAACATGGCGGTTAGTTGCTCCCGTTTCTGCCCGATAGTCATCTGCTTTTTAATTGATTCTTCACCTTATACATACGACTCACCTGTGCGATAGTCAGGTGGTCTTTATTTTTGCTCCGCGTAAAGTTTACAAAGCATTTACCAAACTCCTCGGAATTGACATAGCCGCTATCCTTGTATGCCATTGCACGGCGCGAGCCTCCCCAAATCTTATGGTTACGCAGAAACTCCGTACCGCAACACTCGCAACCGCAACCGTAGCGACCGTCGATGAGGTTGTCGGCATTGAAGAATTTTACTCCGTATTTTTTCCCAAGATAGTCATAAGTGGAGAGCATATTCCGTTTGTCCTCGACGCTGTAAACACGGTCGCCGCCTTCTATCATTCCATGTTTCTTATAGTAGGCAATGATATCGTAGCCGAGTGCCTTGCCAATCTTGCGATAGACCATCTTCTCCCGTGCCGAGAGCGTTACTCGCAGTTTCAGACCTTCGGTCTCGAACCCCCAAACACCATAATCTGCGAGAGTTTTGATGAACTTGCCAGCCTCTTTCTCCGAGTAAGGAAGGATGAAGGGTTGAATACGCACTGTAATCTTGAAACCCATATCGGATAGTTTTTTGATAGCCTCGAAACGTCGTGTAGGCGAAATGGCACCGCACTCAATCTGCCGTGCCACGTCGTCGTCACAGAACGAGCAACTGACATTGAGCGCAATGTTGGAGTTTTTGAACTCTTCGGCATAAGAAAGGAACACTTCGGGGTTCTTGGTGGAAATTTGCACGGGATAATCCAACTTATCAAATATCTTTAAGCAGTCATACGTTATGCGCTCCCACCTTTCAACGACGGGGAAAGGGTCTGCCGTTGCGCCAATCTTTACGGGTATTCGTTCCTTGAAAGCAACGGTCTCGGCTTTGGTGTAGTCGTACGGCATCGCCATGACTTTCTCAATCCATCGCGCCAACCCTTTGGGGTCGTTTCCTTCCAAGTACGATTGCCTGCGTCGCTCGCCTTCTTGGTTTCTCCGAGCAAACTCTATAAGGTCGCGGGCAAAGCAGAATAGACATCCATAAGTGCATCCCCTGTAAGTATCGAAATGATAAGGTATCGGACATACGCAAAATTGCGTAGTCACGCTGGGAGCCCAAAACTTACGAAGTATCTTCTTTTCTTCCATTTTATTCTCTTTTTAAGAAAAAGAACCGCCCCCAACTAAAAGAGATATGGGCGGCGGTTCCAACTACAGATTTATGTTTTATTCCTCAACGGAATTGCTTGTACCTCCGATGCCCATAACTTGCTGCGCCTGCGCCATAGCCTCCTTCTCTTCTTCTCTAATCTCTTCTTCTATCTTGTTGGCGTCATCATTAAGAGGGTTTAATTCTATGGCACGTCGTTGAGAGGTTGTCTGCTTGCCATTGACAGACTTGGTAATAAGTTCGAGTTCTTCCGTTTCGTTCTTGGGCATATACGGCTTAAAGATAGGCTCGAACTCCACTTCCTCGGCTACCCTGTCGGGTATTCCCGAAGATACTATTCCAGTCGTTACAATTCCGTTGGCAACGACATTGGAACGTCGGGTGAACATTTCCCCGAATATCTCCGTCTTATTCTGAGCATTCATGTGGGGGTCGATTAGCATCAGTCGTATCGCGGCTCCACTCGTGTTATTCCCAACTTCCTTCATGCGCTCGAAAGACACATCAGCAGAGTGCGAATAACTATATATCATGGAGAACAGGTTTGAAAGTTCGCCCGTAACGCTGGCGGGAGAGTTGTCCCACGATAGCATGTGCATATCCGTATCTTTCTCGCCCTGGAAAACACTCCCCTGTTCGCCTTTCTCGGCGAAACCGTTGAGTTTTCCTTTTACGAAATACTTAGGAACACCAAAATAATCGTTGGTATCTCCCCAGTTGGAGGTAAGGTCTTCGGCTCTCTCTATCTCTGGTTGCACATCTTCCCATTCCGCTTGCTCTTGGCGATAGTATATTACAGGTATCTTGGTAAAGCCATGCAACTTTATTCCACTGTCAACCAACTTCCATCCTGCGCCGTCACTGATATATTGATAAACATACTTTTCAGTATAGACATCGAAATGATTGACGCTGGTGCCCTCTTCGTCATAGACTTTATATTCTCGGGCAAAGCCGTCCATATCTCCCGTATCGTCATGGTGGGGATATAATTTATCTCCGAAGATAGGCGCTAACAATTTTACGCGGAGTTTTCCCTTTCGGTCTATCTTCCCACTGCTATCCGTCGGCATGTACCATAACTCGGCAGCCTCGCGTTGTCGGAAGAGCGTTCTTGCCAGTTTTTTGTCGAAGTACTTCATCTTATTCTGATGGTATACTTTTCTTACCGCATCGAACAACCTCTTCTGCTCATCGGTCTGCGTGCGTATCGGCTCGCCGTTCTGCGTTATCTTATAATCAACGGGATTGCCGAATAAGAAACCAACAGCGCGCTCAACAAGAGATTTTTGGACTGGTATGGCAATGCGTACACGCTCGACTCTCTTAGATTTATAGAGGTCTTTTCCCGTGATAGGGTCTTTCCTTCCCGTCGGCACTTGCACAATCTTCTTCTTGCGATAGTGTTCATCGAATATCTTGTGCTTCTTGGGGTCGTATTGCGACTCTATTTCTTCCAAAGTCGTGCCAAACGGCTTTTTCCTCGCCGTAAGTATTCTATGGATTGCATTTCCGTCGTTTTCGTTGAGTATTTGCTGGATTTTCTTCATAAAACTGTTATTTACCGCAAAATTAGGCGTTTTAACAGCGTTTTTTTACTTCGCGCGACTAAGTATGTAAACAAGTAAAAAACAACAATGAAAACAAAAAAAAAGGAACCCGTAATGAGTTCCTTTTAGTAATGGCAAAAATTATCGTCATCTAAGAGATAGAAACCATGAAGTTTTCGTACGCCTCGATTCTTGTCTTTCCTGTGAACTCAACTCCATCGACTACTTTGACAACGTATAGGAGATTATTCATATCGGCGTGCGAACGTAACGCTTCCGAGGCGTTCTTATATTCCTTACCCGAAGTGTTGTCAAGTCGTGCGAAAGAGAAGTTAACAAACTTTTCCCCGTACTCCTTACGCGCTATCTTCCTCGCGTTGTATTGCGCAATCTCGCAAGGAGTGTTCGGGTACGAACCCTTTTTCTCTCGTAACGTTTTTAAGTGCTCGGGCGTCGGAGCGCCAGTCCCATCGCATGGTTCTTGTGGGCGTGCCTCTTCAATCCGTACATCGCGCTGCTCGCAGATTGCAACGCGCTCGCCACTCCTTACTAACTTAGGCAGGTAAGTATCGAGGGCGTAATGCGGAAACTCCGCAACTTTCACGCCTCCGTCTTGGTGTTTCAGCGCAATACCAATCGTGTTGGAAATCTTTTCCGCGTCTTCCTCATAGGCGATATAGTAGTCGTTTTTGCGGAAAAGCAATAATGCACCGGGATGTTTCTTTTTGAACGTAGCGAACTGCTCAGTCACCTTCTTTTGGGGCATGAGTTCGACAAGCGAGAATAACGAAGTGTTTTCATCAACCATCTTTACCTCGTGTTCGCTGGCGATGACTTTCAGCGCGTCTAACACCGTTTGTTTCGTCATCTTATACTTTTTGCGGGCGGCTTGCCAAACAGCCTTCAAATCGAAGGTATAACCGTTACTCGATTGTTTTGCACTCTCTACACAAAGGTTGAACACCTTTTCATCCGTCGTCATTACGACCTTCTTTTTTGTTGTTTTCATTGTTGTTAATTTTTAATTGTTAAACTTACTTATAAAACTAAATCGAAATATAGGAAAAAATCTCGTACCTCGGACATATTATGGAGCTCACTACCGCTTTCGTCAATACCTAAGTGGACATCGCTCAACATCTCATAAGTCTTACCTTTTTCGTAAGCGACTGTACCGTCATCCATAATATAGTCGTTAATGCAATAGTATTTCTCGCCCTTTTTTAGGTCTGGCATTGGGAAGAGGTCGGTAACCTCTTCCCATCCCATAGAATCGCAATAGTAATACTTTTCGTCGAGGGCAACAATATCGGATATACTAAGTGAGTGCCCTTTGAAACCTTCGGGGTGAGATGTATTAAACTTCATGAAGATATCGTCTAACTCGACTTCATCATCCTCGTTTCCTTCATATACGATTTTGTAATCCTCGAGCTTCGGCATGATATCATGCTCCTTCACAAACTCTAAACGCATAAACTTTGCGGCGTGCTCAACAGGCAACTGGTAAATTCTTACGTTTTTCATAATTCATAGTTTTTAGGACATGTAAGCATCAAAACCAAAACCTTTCAGCAGTTCTACTATGAGGACGGTGTCCTCGGGGCGCTTAGTACCGATATGATACTCGACAAGGTGGTACTTTCGTGGTGGTACGGGTTCGCAATAGTCGTAGATTGTGAAAACCACCGAACCGAACTTCTTTTGCCACTCATAAGTTGTTTTCTCGTTCCAGTCCTCTCTCGGGTTTCCGAGCACTTTGGCGATTTCATACGCCGTAGCCTTAACATAGCCCATGTGACTTGATGTACCGCAAACTTCCCTGAAGTCCGCGTCTGAAAATTTAATGTTCTTTTTCATCGTTGTAAATGTTAAATTGTTAAACTTACTTTATTAAAGAT